AACAATAATAACTGCCGATAAAGGTAAAAGAATAAGAAAGACAGTGAGAAGATTAATTTGACTCTGCGGAGATATCTGAACTATGAATTGGGCAGATTGGGAATATGGTCAAGATCATGAGTTTGAAGAAGAACCAAATAATAATTTTGAGACTGATCTCTCTTTTGCAGATAATCTTTGTAACTGGGGAGAGTCAACAAGTAATATTTTACACACTAGAATCGACTTATATTCTGATCAAACCACAATAAAAGTTAAGAAAGAACTGTTAATCAAAAACTCTGTGACAGCAGAAGAACTTTTAAATCTAGATGCTAAAGTTAATGAGGTATTTGAAGATCCTGAAGACACCAGAAGGAATCTTTTGGATTTTGATAGATGGTATGCAAAGAATTTGATTGGTAAAAAAGAAGATTTTTCAAAAGAGTTACTACACCTGAGGATGACAGTCGATCTTGCTAGGTTCATAGCTGATGAATGTGTAGTGTTGGATATTGATGGCATACATTCTGAGTCTTTTCCAAGTGCTTCTGATCTCACTTTATTGCGATCTGATGGGGTTTTGGTTTTCATAGATATAACATCTCAAGATGCACTTGATGGGAAATTAGCTGTGCTAGGCAATCAGGCTTCAACAATTAATTATGAAGGAGGGGTTATGGTCGTCTGCATGCAGTATATTAAGCATGATTCATCATCTCTTAAGATCACTGGAATAAATGAAAAATATTGGTCTGATGGTGCAGAAAAGATAATTGACGCTCTAAGTAACTCGATCTTGACAGCTGACAATTCTGAGCTTGAGCTTCTTAGGGATCAATTAAAAGAGATCATGTCCCCAAGTCTTGCCAGAATCCTGCCACATAATGATGAAAATCACAATGATTTGGACAAATTGAAGCTTGTGACAGAAGGAGCTTACTCTGCGTTATTGAATATTCTAGGGGTCAGATCTGATGCAGATGAAAAAGACAAGAAAAATAAACTGCGAGACCTTATATGTGGTAGATCAGATGACATTGTTGCTGTGTATTCAAGATTCATGAATGCGATGAGAAGAAATGAAGATCTGAATTCTGACGCAAGGAAATTCATATATGGTGATATGGATAAAATGCAATGTCTCACAAAATTGAGAGGTCTACAGATGAAACCACCAGTTAGTCTTGGTTCCCTAAATCATGATGTGAGATTTGTGGATCATCAAGTTGATTACATGTTCTGGGTGTGTAAATGTGCAAATGAGTATTATTCAAATGAAGATGCTCCAATGAGAGAAGCTCTTGTGTTCTCTAAAGACGGTTCAATAAACACCATTCAAGGTTTAAGTGATTACAAGATCCCATGGAATTACCCTCAGACACAAAGGACTAGATTCCCAATTGATGTTGTTGCTTATGTGAAGCCTGTAATTTATGACGTGACCTTATTCAGAAAAATGAATCAAGGAAATGAGATAGAATTATCAGAAAAGAATTTTGTTGCACACCTCTCAAGTTTTGTAGATGGTGATGATATGGACATTGAGAAAGCTAAGTGGTCAATGCATGTGGAAACCAGAGTGGCAAAACATTTCCAACTCTTATTCAATCCTAAGTACTCTGAGGATGAGAATTTCATGAAATTTCTCTCAAGACATAATAGGATACCAGGTGATGCACCTTTTAAGAAATTTGAACCTATGTCTGCAAAGATGAACGATTCTATCAGGATTGTGTCAAATTTTCTTGAACAATCAGTCTATTCCATACATAATGTTGCCACACAAAAGCTTAACAGCAACTCAACCATAAACAAGATGTTGAAAATGGCCAAATACAAAGTAAGCCCAAACATGCTATCTAGCATTGAATATGATTCCACCAGATTTAGAAATGGGGTGTATGATTATATAGATTCTTTGAGTGTGCATGCAAAAGCTTTCACTGCCCATGTTGGGATAAAGCACCCAGCAAATTCTGTGGTCTTCCTGAACACTGGAAGTTTTAGCTCATGGTCTTTATGGTATTTACCAGGCACTTATCCTCATTTCAATTCAACGTGGAGAAAACTCTACAGTATCTCAGAAATTGGAGATTCGGAGCTTTTCAAACCTTGTAAGCTTAAAGGTTTATCAGGAGTCAAAGATGGGCATGAGATTGTGAGGCGAATACCTAAAGAAATTTACAAGAAATTAAATGATCCCTTAAATAGAACCAATCATGGAGTTGACAAATTCATAAAGGACTCCGATCTCATGAGCTGGCGCCTTAACTTCACCTCTTCAGAATTTAAATCAATAGATAAAAATAATTTGGAGTGGGAGTTAGAATTGATGCCTAAGGTTCTCCTGAGATCACATTCCTTGTGTGAATTACGGAATAAACTGTATAATGATTCCTCCATGACTGACAATGAAGCTTTTTTGGCTGAGAAAGAAATGGCTCTTGGTGCATTACTCATGTGCATTAATTCTCAACAGCACTCTGTACAAAGCACTGCATATAGATATTTACATCAAGCTTTAAATAGTAGGGACTTTGACCCATATCAGATAGTGAACAAGATATTAGATACAAGATGTAAGAGTCATCTTGAAGTATATTATGTATCAAAAATGTTGTGTGTTTATAAACTTGCCTTGCTAATGAGACTTCATGATGGAATAGAAATAATCAGATCAGAGAATAAAGAAGTGTGTGTGGTTGCCCCAGATTTCATTCTTGCTTCATCTTCACCTGTTTTGAATAAGGCAAGTTATAATAAACCAAATTCATTCAATAAAGACAAACAATATCGAGTTTCTTCAGAGGCTGATTGCGTTAAGGCTTTATGGGATCAGATTGATGACTTGAGACATATAAAAGAGAATGACTTTGAAGCTTACATAGGAATGCCTATAGAGTTATACAAGAGATTACTAGATTGTGAAGTAATTGATATTCACACCCTAAGTTCAATTTTGAAGGACAATGTTGAGGTCTTACAACTTTATACAAATAGAATATTATCATATACCAAAGTCACTCCTTTAACCAGTAATTTTTGGTTTGAATTCTGGGGGCTACTTCAGTTAAGACTGGATTTTCAGACCATTTCACTCAAAGAGGTGTTAAGTGGGAAATCGATAAATGAACTCTTAACCATCAAAGGATCCACTACTTCTCTAAGTCTTGACAAAATTGGGGACAACATTGCCAAAAGGAAAGTGACAGCTGTGTGTGTGATGCTACAAAGGTTGGAAAATGAGAACCCTGAAATTGATGATGCTAACACAATAATAGAGAATGTGAATGAAAAGAAGAATTTTGATATGCTTACTCTCAGCAGGAAAATATTGAAATCTGACTACCTTAGACAATCTGACATGATTTGTCAATTTTCAGAGAAGGATGCACCAGGTAAATCAAGAGAAATAAGCACTCTCAATATAGAGTTTGGGGTTTTAAGTTTGATGAATGAAATTGTGGCATCCAAGTTTAGCGAACAGGTTCCAGAAGATTTAATTACACACTCATCTAAAGAAGAAGTAATTTATAGGAATGTGACAAATTTTGAGAAGGAAATAACATCTAAGGATACAAGTGAAGTTATATATGTTAATCAAGATAAGAGTAGATTTGGTCCTAACAGGAAGAATTCAAGTATGCTCTTAACAGGATTGATGATATCAAAAGACATGGAAACCTACAACAATTTCTCGTATGCATTGTTTAAATCATCCAAGAGAAAAGTAGCTTATCCTCATGAAATTCTTAAACAATCATTAGACATTAGGAAAATTGATGTCGACTCTCTTAACAAACAATTGTCTAGAGTTAAACAAGCACATCGTACAAAAGAACAGACTGTGTATGAGCATGGCTTTACATCAAGCGTGATGAATGAGATTTTAGCACAATTCTACACAGGAAATGCTTATGGACCATCTGGGTCTTTCTTTGCAGAACCGGTGGAAGGTATGGCAGGTCAAGGGATTGGTGGGATAATTAGTAGCATACAACATGCAGCATTGTCAAGATTAGCATCAGAATTCATACAGGACAATTTGAAGTGGAGGTGGAGGACATTTGTAACAAGTGATGACAGCTTGACTTGCATAGTTTATCCAAAATCTGATTCTAAAAGAGTTCATAATGGCATAAAGAATTTCATCAGCAGATTCAATTACTCTGGTGGTTTGATAGAGAATTTGGGCAAATTCACAGCCTCTTCTCAAGGGAATGAAATGAATGGGTTCTTCATACTAAATGGGGAGCCTATAGTGTCAGTCTGGAAATTTGGTATAGCATATTCATCTCTTCAAACTTCAGGAAACATAGGAGAAGATTTACTTTCCTGTATCAGTAAATGTAATGACCTCTATAGGAGAGGTGGTAGTTATTACTTATGTTCTATACTGGGACTGACATTGATGACTTTTGTTTTGGATGCTTACAGATTGTGGTCATGTTACTCATTTTCTGAAGACTTGGAGAATGAACAGCTAATATGGGAATTACCTCCTGAGTTATTGGGCATACCAGTCATCGACCCAGTCACAGCAATCATAAGCCCAATTGGAACTAGGATTTCATCAATACGTGCCAATTCTTTAAATGCCGTTGAGTCTCTTAATTACATTCGATTTCTACTAGAATCCTCTCTTACATCCTCAAGGTACGACCAAACTAGACGAGAGTATGAATCTGAAAACATGATACTCAATGAACATACACATACTGTGGAAACACTTGAAGGCTTAAAATTGGGTCTCAATGCCAGACTACCACCCACTGTGAATGGTCTCATAGGCGCATTAAATAGGAGAAATTATGACACTAGATTGGCCATGGAAATAGGGGAGATAATCAAAGGGCACCATGGTAAGCCATCACAAAGCAAGTACAATTTGAGATCAATTCTCTGTTCTTTAACTGAAGCTTTACAAATTCCTGTGAAGCATGGGACCTCATCTCGTTCAGTATTTGATCAGTTTAAAGATGTTGCACATAGTCCTAATCATGCTTTCATGAAGGTGTCGGATAACTCTTTCTTTCCAAAGAGTATGAAAGGGAGAAAACTTTCTTTAAACGATTTGAGGAATTTCATAAAAGATACCAAGGCTCTTAAAGAGATGAGATTAAGATTTTTGGAGACCATAAATGTTGCCAATTCTTTTACTCCTGCTGTAGGGAGGTTATTGCAATTCCTTGTTAGAGAGTCAAATAGATGTAAAATAGTGTCTGATTACATGTGGTCATGCAATCTTAGTGTTAATAGATCTGACTATGATTATGATGAATCAAAAAGGGAAAAATCCAGATTTAAGAATACCAGGAGACGTCTCCTTGCATTGTATCCTGATGCCACCAATGATGATGCATTATATGTGAATTTTGATGAGATCAAAGCTGAACTTTATAGCCGTTACTCAAAAAATAGCCAAACTCTTGATAAGACTTTAAGATACATTGTAAATGAATCTTATGGAGATATGGAAGAAGATGAAGCAATAATGCAATCAGAAAACACAGTGAGCAGGCTTAAGTCATTAATGCCAGTCAGACAACTGTTATATACGGAATCCCCAGCAGGGATTCATGATCGAAGTCATGACTTGATTAATTGGCTACGAATGAATGCTAAAGATGGCTTCATCTTTTCCACTACCTATGAAATCTCAGAATTTGCTATGAATCTTAGTAAACATAATCCTGTGAAAGACACTTTGGATGTCAAAGACCTGAATTTCGACCAAGAGATATATGGTAGCATGTTCTTATCACCACCTGATGCTATGGAGCCTGCAAGATTTGGAGTCTCATACAATCAGGTGACAGACACAGCCATTAGAGTCTCTAGGGACACTGTCTTTAAGAATGATGGGCTCTTGTCAATTGAAGCAGAGCAACTTCTCATTAGTGGTAGATCAAAAATGAAAATTGAATGGGGTGTATATGTCTCAAAGATCTCTAAGTTGCCAACCTCAACATGGTATGGTAATGCCCATTATAGAGTCAAATTCAAAGGCATAAGATCACACATGCATGGGCTTGAAAGCTCTTACATGACTGGATACACAGTGAAAAGGTCCTTTTCGAAGACTTATTCGCATTTGATAATAATGTTTTGCAATAACAAAGCATTGTCAACTAAAGCAGGCTCTAAGTCCCTGAAATTGCTTGAAGATTTCAAGAAGGATCTCAAATTTGGTGATCATGACACTGAATATGATTCTTATCATGTGTTATTTGTGGATAAATACACAATATTCAGATTGAGATTGCTTGGTGCAAGGACATTTTTCTCCATAAAAGACGGTGAAAAAGAATATTTTATCCCCACAATAGAAACTTGGACCTTGAGCCAACCTTCAGAAGAAGGCTTGTCTTACCTTATGAATATAAAAGAATTCCAGGAAGCTCATATTACTCGAATTAGAAAGATATGGGAACCATCAAAACGAAGGGACATAAAAGCTCTGTCAAGCCTCAAATTACCAATAACTAATTGGACAAAGGGACATGAAGCAGATTATGATGAATTCATCCATACTTTGGAATCTCTAGATCAGAATGCGCTTAACTCAACTCCAATTAGATTCAGATTGGCTTTACTAGATGTGTTTTCATCTTTCTTAATAGATGGGGATGTTGAAGGATTAAAAGATTTTAATTCCAGGTATGATAACAATGACAGTATTCATGATGGGCCTGGTGCTTCTGAAAAAGTCGTCATGGCATCCAATATAGCCGATTGGGTTCTGGAATCTAAAATTTGCTTTCATTCTAATTATATCAAACTTTATGCTTTGTGGCCAAAATTCAAAATTTATTTTGACACCGCATTTAGGACCTTTAAAAATGATGATGAGATTATAGAGTGGCATCCAAGTGCACACACACTGGGTGATGAAGAAAATATAAATCATAAGCTCCATGTTCGTGATCTTGGACCTGCAAGTTCTTATGACATTAACACTGGTCTACATACAATCCATGATTCTAATCCAAAAAATGATCTCAAATTGAACAGACTTGAGAAATATCTATTGGACATGATAGCAGATGAAGAAAGTGCTTCAAAATTAGATGATGATGAGAATATGAGGAATTTGGAGAAACAGCTTGAGGAGGATAACAAGAATGATAATGTGGAGGTGATTATACCAAGTAATTTTATGGAGTTGATGGAGCAGATGACAAAGGATGCTATGATGAAAGATAATGAGGAAGATGAAGCATGACACAAATGTCAGCTTTTTTCAAAAAAAGTCCTGTGTTGAGGTGGCTTTAAATTACCTTTGTTCATTAAGAAGAAACTTGATGTCAGATAAGTCCACAACTCCCTCTTTGAGAAGGAACTCAATGGCTTTCTCTGCTGCAATTCGATCAGAATCTTTCTTATTGTCAGATTCGCCAAAGAATTGACATTGTGAAAAGCCTGCTATAGATAAATGGAAAATCGAGGTATGAATGCCTGAATCCTCAGATATTTCATCCACATATTCCAAGTAGCCTTTTTGTTTGAATGAGTTTAAGATGGACACATAATCATAAGCCTTGATTTGAATTGAGGTGCTTTCTTTCCTTTTGTCCATAGCTTTGTTAAAACCTCTAATTTTGTATTCTTCACGACGAATGTTCTCTATGGCGAATTTAAAATAATCTTCAACAAGATAATAAGGGTTGAAGCCGCATTTGTGTACTGCACCACAGAATATTTCAAAGCGATCGCAAGCAGCATAATAATTCATGCCAAGATGTTCTAGGACATATTTGTTTATGGTGGCATTGCTTCTTAGATTAGAAGAAACAAAAGGAGCTTCTCTCAATGTGAGCCTCTCATAGCTTAATTCAGTCACAAAAAGCGTGAAGATTTTATCGCCTATATCCTCCATTTTATCACTAGGTTCAGACTCAATTTTATTAATGATAGTCTCTTTTTCATCCTCAAGTTTAGAGATTTTAAGAAACATGTCAAGCAATTCCCCAGGATAATGAGCTTTTGATTTAAACATGTGACAAATAATGAAGCTTGTGTTGATCCTTCTAGGTCTGTAATTGTGATTTCTTG